TTAAGCCAACCATTTCCACTTCCATTGACATAAAACCAAGTATCTGTAAATGGAGCAGTAGCACTATTAGTTACAGCACCAGTTGCAACAGTTGTATCTCCTACCGCAAATAAACTATCTCCTACTAAAGCTATACCATGTCCAGAAGTAGAATTACCAGCAGATTTTAAATAAGTATAATCTCCTATATTTGATGACCAATAATTAAATAAAATATCATGAGTAGTTTCGTTGCTCCAACCACTATTAACTATTTTTAATAAAGAATTACTACTACCTGAAAAGTTTAATTGAAAATGTGATGTTGAACCGCTATAACCAGTAACTTGTGTAGCACCACTTACATATAAAGGTTTATGTATAGTTGTACTGCTTGTAGTCCAAGTCTGCAACATTTGTGAATTAGTTAAATCTCTTAAATAAAATAAATTATCATTGGTGTTGTTGTAAAACATAAAGTCTGTAGCACCATTATTAAATCTTATACCATAGTCAGTTGTAAATCCTGTATTAGAATGAATAGTTGTTGTTGCAGTTAATTGACCAGTTACTGTAGTGTTTTCATTTAACTTAACATAATTACCAGCATTAGATATTTCTATTTGATTAGCATAAGTTCCACCTGAATCTTTTGTACCAAATCTTAATCCACCTGAATTAGTGTTATTCTTTATAAAAAACCAATCTCCAGTATTAGGTAAATTTAAAACATTGCCATCTAATGTCATTCTTGCTGTGCCGTCTGTGTACCAATTATGAGCAGATACATTAGAACTTGCACCATAAATAATGCTACCACCTGCATAACTATCTATTGGTCCTATGTAAGTAGTGTTTCCTGAGTTCATACCAAACATTCTTGTAGAAGTTCCTGAAGCATCAGTATTATAAATATATTCAGCATTATTTTTAAAGACTAGACTTGCACCATCTATTCTAACATCACCAGCTGGATTTAAATCAATGTTATAACCACCGTAAGTTAGTAGTTCCATTTGTCCACTATTTCTTTTAACAATAGCATTAGTGTCTTGTATGTTTAATTGTCCACCAGTTGTAACTGCTCCACTAAATGTTGCTTTTCCAGCATCACTTGCATCTATTTGTAATGCGTGTATATGACTACCACCATCATTTACAGATAAAAATATATCTTGGTCTTCTGCAAGATTTCTAAATTGTATATATCCAGTATAGTTTCCAAATAATGTGTTAGAGCCATTGTGTCCAAGATAAATATCGTTACCAGCACCCATTCGTAAATACTGATTATCATTAGGTAGTTTAACATCTCCAGTTTCACTTGCATCGATTTGGATAGCATTAACATTAGAACCACCATCATTTACTCTAAGAATTATATCTTTATCTTGTGCATTATTTGCTATGTAAAATTCAGTTCCAGTATCTTTTTC